TTAAATTTGATGGTACAGTTAAATACTTACCATGTTTAGTTGAAGATTTTGTATTTAATAGTAATGGAAATAATCTGGGAATTAATTTTTCAGCTAATAGATTGGTAACAGCAGGACATAATAATTTATATAATGAGATAAACTTTTTCTATCCTCAAGAAGGCAGTACTCAAATCGATAGATGTGCAACTTTTAATTATGGGGAGAATGTGTGGACAACAAGTTCTCTTTCTAGAACAACATGGATAGATGCAACTGTCTTTAGTAATCCTTATGCAACGGAATATACTGCAAGTTCTACCCCTGTATTTCCATCTATTTTAGGAATTACAAATAAATATGGGGCGAGCCTGTATTATGCTCAAGAAGAAGGAACTGATCAAGTTACGAGTGCCGGAACTACTTCTATTAATGCCTACATTAGATCTGGAGATTATGATATTACAACAAGAAAAAATATGATGGGTTCATCAACGGGCGTTGCAGATTTTAGAGGAGATGGAGAATATTTTATGTCAGTTAGAAGATTTTTACCTGATTTTAAATACTTATCTGGTAATGCAAAAGTTACTTTATATGTAAGTTCTTATCCCGATTCTACAGCCGTTAGTTCTCCATTAGGACCCTTTACAGTTACCTCAAGTACTGATAAGGTAGATACAAGAGCCAGAGGAAGACTGGTTTCACTTAATATTGCTAATGACGCCACCGGCGAAACTTGGCGATATGGAACATTAAGATTAGACGCACAGGCGGACGGAAGAAGATAATGACGGTAGATAAAAGAATCAATTATGAAATGCAAGGTGGCAGTAAACCTGCAAGAAATTATTTAGGCGCCCAGAAGACTGTAAGTGGTGTTCCTGTTAAATGGAAATCAGGGCCAGATCATCCTGAAACAGAATTAGCTTACATTACAAAAGCAGAAAAAGATTTATTAGTTAAAAAAGATTTACACGGTTCGTTAAAGAATGGTCCTAATACAGGTCCAGATGGAATTATGTCTTTAAATGATCAAGGAGACTATACTAGAGATTTCAGTCCTGCAGGAAAAGCTCCAGGGCGTAGTCCTCAGCAGTCTAATTGGATGAATGAAAAAATTCAAGAAGCTCATGATCAAAAGACGAAAGATTTTTATACAGGAAATCTTTCCCCAGACGATCCGAGGATGCATTCAACAAGTGCACCTGGTCCAAGAACTAGACAATATTCTGATCTTCCTGAATGGATGGAAGTTAAACAACCCGATGGAACTTATAAAAGAAAACATATGGCTTCTGCTTACAAGTCTTATGGCCAACCAAGTTTCTTTGGAAATTTATTTAGTAGAGGTGCGCCCGGATACAGAGGAATAAAAGGTTTACCTGCATGGGGTGATCCTATGAAAAATTATCAATTAAGAGGAATAAAAGATCCAATCACTGGAGAAATAACTCCAAATCAAGAAGGGGAGATGGGTTATTATACTGATAAAGAAAATTTTGGAGAAACGAGAGAGGCAGTGCCATTTGGAATAATGGGAATACTAAATTCAATTGCAAACAAATTTAGAAAACCTAGAGACATGTCGGAGTTTAATAAATTAAGTTTAACTAAACCAGAAGATCAAAAAGCTTACATACCTGAAGGAATGGATAGTCCAATGGCTAGTTTAGCATTAGCTCAGTACCGTACACCAGGTACTTTAGGCGCAATACCAAAAGCAGATACTTTTAGGAAAAATACCATGTTTGATGATTTAATGAATTATGATGAACATTCTACGATGGGCAACATGGATGCACCCGGACCGTGGAACAATTTTAATAAACCTGCTTCCAATTTAGATAGAATAACAGGTGGAGCTTATAATTTAGATGACATGTTAATGGATAAACCAAGTGGACCACCAGGTCAAACCATGAGCCCTGACTATAGAGCAACACAGTTTGAAGATATGGAAAGATATAATCCAAGTATGACTGAAAAGGAATGGTTAGACCGACAGCAAGATGAAATGTCTGGAAGAGCTTCTACAGGAAATACTTTGTCAGATATGATAGTACCAATTGGAATGAACGCAGACCAAAAAGCAAAAGCTTTAAAAGAAATAGAATGGGGTGTGGCCCCTGAAATTATTTTTCCAAAATTACAAAACATAGATGATACTAAATGGTGGGGAGGTAAGAAAGACACCCATATTAGACCAAACGAGTTTATTGAGTTCTGGGAAAAACAAACAGGTCGGCCACTTAGCGACGCCCAAAAACAAAAAATATTTGCAAAATATACATAATGGCTAAGATAACTAGTTATATCCCTGAACCTAAACAGGAATATGATGTCGATAATCAAAGACAGATTTTAGAATCTTTAGATAATATGAAACAACAATTAAATTTTTCATTTCAACAAGATATGAAAAACGAACAAGACGCTTTTAATTACTTTTTATCATAATGACTATACAATATAAAAATCAAGGTTTTAAACAAGCCGATGTAAATAAAGATACGGTGCTTACTTGTCCTACTGATGGAGTAATTATAGTTAAAAGTGTATATTGTGCAAACAACGATGCATCATCATCTATTGTGGTAAATATGAATTTAGTTGACTCATCTGATTCAAGCACTGAGTATGAATTTTTTCGAGATGATTTACCCGCTAAATCGCAAGTGAATGCCTCACCTCAAGGCTTGAATTTAGAAGCAGGTGATGCTATAACTGTACAGGCAGCCACAGGAAGTAATACAATACAAGGCCTGATAAGTTATGCTTTAATAACACGAGAGAATGAAAACGGATAACGTATATAAAATAGATTGTACTACTATAACGACTTATAGAAATACACGAACTGGTGAAGTTCATAAAGAAAAGAAAGAAGGACCTGATATAGTTTCTGATGTAACTGTACAAGTTTCACCGAAAGGTTTAAATATAATGCAGAAAGTATTAGCAAATAATGACAAACCAAAACCCTAAGGGTGGTACAGAATTACAATTTGAATACTTAATAAAGTACGTGGATCCTAAATTATTGGATCAAGTACAAATAACTACCTCCGTCCCTGAAAAAATTCCATTACATCCCACTAAGATGAATATTCTCTGGCAGAAAAATTCATATGATCAACCGAATCTGGCACCTTGGTTCAAGGATAAAAACAATCATAAAAAATATGATTGGTATGTTTTTAACTCCCATTGGACTTATGAAAAGTTTAGACAGTTTTTTGATATACCCACAGAAAGATCAGTGGTTATTAAAAACGGTGTTGATAAAATAAAACAAGCCCCGCATTATGAGTTGGGCAAACCGATAAAAATAATTCATCAAAATACCCCCTGGCGAGGACTCTCAGTTTTATTGGGAGCGATGCAATTGGTTAAGAATCCATTAATTAGTTTAGATGTTTATTCTTCATGTGAAGTATATGGTAAAGATTTTTATGAACAAAATGATAAACATTATCAAGCTCTGTATGAGCAAGCTAAAAAATTACCTAACGTAAATTATATTGGCTACAAGTCTAATGATTATATTAAAGAGAACCTCCATAAATATCATATGTATGCTTATCCAAGTATTTTTGAAGAGACTTTTTGTATATCCTTATTAGAATGTATGGCCGCTGGTTTATACTGTATCACAACTAATCTAGGAGCTTTATACGAAACAGGGGCAGAGTTTCCGATGTATATTCCGGTAGACAAAGACTACAAAGCTTTAGCTTCTAAATTTGGATTTGGTATTGAAGCTGCAGCTAAAACATTACACGATACTCAAATTACTAATCATTTAGATTGTCAATCCGCTTATGCTAATTCTTATTACAGTTGGAATAAAATTGGTAGACAATGGGAAACATTTTTAAAAGGAGCTTTAGATGCAATACCCAAATGAGCCTATATGGTTTAATGGTGAAGATAAAAAAGACGCCAGTGAAAACTCTAATATAACTAATATAAACTTAGGACGTTCGCCACATAAAATAATGGTATGCACCCCGGTGCATAGCGATGTATCTATGCATTACTGTCAAGCAGTGTTGAAGATGCAACAAGAATGTATGAAGAGAAATATGTTGATTAGTTTTACTTTAATGAAATCTTCATTAGTAACCCAAGGACGAAATCTCTGCGTAGCTGAGTTCTTAAATCATGACGATAAATATACTCATTTATTATTTATAGATTCTGATATTGATTTTAAGTTTAGTACCATAGAGAAAATGTTGGCCGCGGATAAAGATATCATATCTTGTCCTTATCCAATGAAAAGCTTCAGTTGGGAAAAAGCATGGAACAGACTTCATCAAAAAGATGGAGCTATTACAGATGCCAATGATTTTGCTAAAGCTGGTTATACTTTCCCGATAAAATTAGAAAAGAAAGCCGAGATAATAGTAGATAAAGGTTTAATAGAAGCTACCCATGCGCCTACAGGATGTATGTTAATTAAAAGAAAAGTAATTACTGATCTTATGACGGCTCACCCTGAGTTAGAGATATTTCAACCTACAAATATGAATGGTAAAGAAGTTAAAAAAGAAAATTTTTATAATCTATTTGATACGTTACATGAGCCAGAAACTAAACGTTATTTTGGTGAAGACTTTGGTTTTTGTGAAAGATGGCGTAAACTAGGTGGTAAAGTATATCTATTTGTAACAGATTATATTACTCATATAGGTGAGTATCAGTATTGTGGAAGATTTCTCGATGACTTGAAACAGGGCGAAGCCCCTGCGAAACCTGTTGACGACTCTAAAAAAATCAAATAAACTGCTATATTCAGGATTTCTATGCCTGCTTTTTTTAATTAAATTTAGACAAAATTATGGCAATATCAAGAATGCAACAACCCAGACAGCAATACGGATTAGGAAGCTTAGTAAAATCTATAGGTAAAGGAGTTAAAAAATTTGTTAAATCTCCTTTAGGTAAAGCTGCTCTATTAGGTCTTGGTGGTGCAGGTCTAATGGGTATGGGTCCTTTTTCAGGACTTGCAGGAATTGGATCAAGAATTGGAGGAGCTCTTTTTGGTGGTGCAGGTATTGGACCAGCAGGTAAATTGGGAACAAGCAAAGGAATTTTAAGTAGTATAATGGGTAAAATCCCTGGCGGTGGTTATACTCTGGGAGCAATAGGAAGTATCTTAGCTGCTTCAGGTATGGGACCAGAAGAGATAGAAGCAACCAAAAGAGATCCAGAAAAACTAAAAATTTATTTAAGAGACTATTATAGTAAAACAAATCCTGATGCATCTGATGATGAAGTAAATACATTTGTAGAAACAAACGTATCTGAATACGCGACTGGCGGAAGAGTTGGACTGTATGCTGGGGACACGGCTCAGGCAGCAGGCATCATGGGTAACTTACCTGTTAGACAGAATAAAGCAGGGGTCAATGAATTAGACCTTAGAAATACTGGTGGATTTATTCCTCCAGTTGGAGTAAAAGAAAAAGCAGATGATGTCCCAGCGATGTTATCTAACAACGAATTTGTATTTACTGCAGATGCAGTAAGAGCAGCGGGAGGCGGAAGCGTCAATAAAGGTGCTCAACTATTATACGATAAGATGAAACAATTGGAGAGTAGGGTAGGATAATGTCAGTACAAGAAACAAGAATATTACCATCACCGTTTATTGAAGCGGCAGGGAAAACATTTTTAAGTGATCTTGCCGGAGCAGCGGGTCAATACAAAGGAGCGGATTTAAGTAAAGTATTTGGACCACAATTTGTTGCTGGTCAAGATGCATTACAAAAACAAGCTGAAGCATTAGCGCAGTCAGGTATAGGTGCCTACAAACCTTATCTTCAAACAGCAGCAGGCTATGCGGCGCCAGGGGCTTACAAACAATTTGAATCTCCATATCAAAAAGATGTTATTGATGCAACGATGCAAGATTTTGATATCCAAGCAGCAAAAGGTTTGCCCGCATTAAGAGCTCAGGCTATTGGTGCAGGTGCATTTGGTGGTGGAAGAGAAGGAGTTCAATTAGCAGAGTACGGGGCAACTAGTGACAGGAACCGGGCAGCATTATTAGCGAGCTTAAATCAATCAGGGTTTCAGCAAGCACAGGATTTAAGACAGCAAGCTATGATGAATCAATTTAACTTAGCTGGTCAAAATCAAAGTTTCTTAGGTCAAGATGTTGGAGCACTATCAACTTTAGGTGGTTTAAATCAAGCGCAAGATCAAGCAGGTTTAACAGCTTCTCAAAATTTAGCGAAGATGCAATTGAACCAACCATTAACTTCCGCACAAGCTTATGGAACTGGTGTAACACAATTAATTGCTGGTTACCCAGGTCAAACACAACAAACTCAAACACCTAATCCAACTGCCTTAAATACAGGCTTAGGAGCTGGAGCGACAATAGCAGGAATTTACAGAGCATTTAATCAACCTGGAAATTTAAACTGGATGGGATCGAACACAGCATAATGAGAACTTTTAAAAGACCAATGTTTAGAAAAGGCGGCAATGCCGGTAGCGGTATTATGAGTGGTGTTGTAGAGAGAACTCATGCAGCTAATGGATATAGTAGTGACGAGTTTCAGAGACCAACCTATGGTAATCAATTGTTGGGAATACAAGCCAATAAAGATATAGCATTCCCTAAAGCTGATGTTGGGCAAGAAGCTAATCTAGGAAGATCCATTAGTGAGGTAAGAGAAGCGATGGGAGACTATGGAGGAATGGATCCATTAACTTCTTACCTATTAGCAGCGGGACCAAAAATCGCCAGCTCAACTTCTTTCTCTGATATGATTTCTAATTTAGAAGATCCCAATAAGATGTTGATAAGACAAGCAGCGGACAAAGCCGCATATGAGAGAGGCCTTAAAATGGAAGGCTATAAAGCATTTAAGGGTGATGAAGAGAAATATGGTGAGAGAGAATATGAGTATGGACAAAAAAAAGCAGCGCATGAACTAAGTGAAGCTATAGGGAAGAGAACAACAGCCAGTGATAAACTTGCACTAACATCTTCACGAAAATGGGAAGAGAAGATGATTGACAAAAAATCTGCACTAGACCGTGAAACTATTAATTTACAAGCTAAGATAGACAGTGAAAATCTAAACAAACAACAAAAATGGGAAACGGAAATGCAAATCGAGGACAACAAACAAAAAGCACATAGAATTCAAATGCAACTTGATGATAAGGATAGTTGGCAAGATGATGAAATTAAAAAAGAAACTATAACCATAATGGGAAATGAGGGCCTTCCTAGATATCAAGCAGAGAGACAAGCCGATTGGAAATGGAAAAAAGCTGGAGAGCTTAGTGATCGAGGATACACTACAGGATCCATTTTTACTCAGAAACAAATAAAGGAGCCTAAAGAGACAGCTAAGTTTGCTAAAACTGAAGGTAGAAAAGGTAACGCAGGGGCTGTTTATTATGACTATATCAATGATGTAGTCTTTCAATTAACTGGAAATAAGGGTGAGGGTTTTAGATTTGTAGAATTAGATGAAGACATGAGTGTTACTCAAGGTGGAAATAATCAAGAGAAACTTACTGTAAGTGCTTCGGACGTAGACCTAACATATGATCAGGCACAAAATGAAGCCTTTCAAAGAAATTTACAATTAATAGAAGAACCACCGGAAGGCGCTTCAAGAGGTTGGCTAATGGCTCAAAAAAGAAAAAACCCTGGCGCAATTACTAAAGCAGAGTTAGAAGAGATTATTAGAAAAGAAAAATTTAAAGAGAAATATAAAAACATTAAAGGCAAACAATAGAAGGGAGACTAAATGGGTCTTTACGATAACTCCCTAAATTCAGCGGAACAAGGTAATGAAACTAGTTGGTATAAAGCTTTTGGTGCAGGTCTAGCATCAGGAATAATTAAAATACCAGAAGGAATCGTATCACTTGGCGCAGAGCTGATTGATTTAGGAGCAGATTCTGATACCGCTGCAGATGTAGAAGAGTGGTTCGATAAAATGAATCCTTTCGAAGAAATAGCAGAAGAAAGAACTATTGGAAAATTAACTGAAGCTCTTACACAAATAGCGGTACCTGGTGGTATTGGATTTAAACTAGCAAATAAAGCAGCTAGGAATATGAC